CCTATGTAACCTGCAACAGTCTGCAGTATAACGTTAGAAGCAACAATATTGTTTGTACCGAGTGCGGTAGCTCCAATATAAGCATTTAAAGTAGCGTTCTTAGCACCTGACATATTGGTGGCTGCACCATATGAGAAAGTTCTAATACCTGTTATAATAGCACCTGCTGGAATATACAGACCTTCTGTTCTTAATGTAAGTACATTAGAACTGTGGTTTGCAGTGTTCTCACTAGCTGCCAAATAACATTTACCAAATGCTGTCCTTTGTATTAATAATTCATTCTTAGCCATTTCTATTTTCTCCTATTTTAAATTATACACTAACACTAGGTAATGCGTTTGGTAAACTAGCCATCCATGTGTTAAGTTTAGCTAAAACAAGATCTTTCTGGTTATTAGTGTTTACACCATTACTGTTAGTAGCGAAAGCAATAACAGTTGTAAGAGGAGCCTGTTTAACATACTGATTGTCTGGTGACAAATATGATTTGTCATGTTCAATCACAATAAGATCATAGTAAGCTGACAATACAGTCTGCATTGTAGGAACTTTGGCTGGCCAATGAATAGTATTTGTAACACCTTCGTATCCAAGAGCTGCTTTTTCCATATCACGAACCTGCTCCCAGTTACCTGAACCAAAAGTAGGACCTGTGTATGTAACAGTTGTTGAAGTAGCTGGAATTACCTGCCAGTTACCACTAGAATCTACATACAGAAAACGTGCATCGAAATCAACCATGTCGAATTCATCAAGATCAGATAGACCTGTTGTGCATTCTGGTTTTGGAAGACCCGTAAGTGTGATTGTAGCATTATCTTCTGTTGCTACAACTCTACGACCTTTATGAGCATTGATCTTAGGGACCAGTGCCTCTACTAGAGTCTGTACACTAACAGCCTGAGCTGCTGTAGCAGTAATTCTGTAAGTCTGTGTAAACTGTCCAGGATGTTCTTTCATATCTTTGTAGATAATACGTATAATATACTCAGTACCTGCTACTGGGGTATATCCTGTATATGTGAAAGCTGCTGTACGTTCTGCTTTTGCAGTATATGATTTACCAGTGAATTTTTTAACTTTAGCTCCTTCAATAGGATCAGAAATTTTAACTTTCCTAACTGAAGTTACTGTAGTACCAGCTTCATCTGTAAAACTATAAGTTTCTGATGTTCCTTGACAAATATATATTGTATCGGTATCGGCTATTGTTGCGCCGGCTGCCAATATTTTTTTCTGCTTGTCAAGAACAAGTACTTCGCCGTCTTCAATACCAGTGGTCTTGGAGAAAGCTACGATAGAGGCGCCATCGACACACAGGTGTGTATCACGGGCAATATCCTTACCGATAAATAAATGATTTGTTCTTTGTAACATTATTAATGTTATTAATTATTATTCAATCTTGTTTAACTCATTCATCTGTGATTGGTACCTTGGCTGCTCGATATTTTCCAATACCATGCTAGTTGCCAATGCTACAATCTCATCATGAGTATGTTCTGGTAGGTCACAATGTGCTACAACTGCAGTTGCTGTTCCAGCACCTGTCATAGTTCTAACACCACTTACTCCAACGAATGTATTACCAGCTGTTACAGTCACTCCGTTATACACTACAGAAGCATCAGAAACCAAATAAGTTATCCCCTCTTCTATATTAGCATTAACAGTAGTATATGCAGTAGTTAATATATTCACTCGTCTAGGCTTTTTTAAATACCTTATATAGTAATGTGTAATTGTATAATTACCATCTGTTATCAGTTCAATAGTGTTCTGATAAACTAATCTAAGAGGTTTTGCTTCTTCGTAATGTAGGATATGTTCACTATAAGGATCGTCTATACTAGCCCTATATGTATCCACAGTACTCTTTGTAACCCCTTGTCTTTTATAAGAATAGGTAGTAAGACCGTCACCGATCTTAACATACCTAATCCTTACTTCTTCTCCCAAAATAAACCATTTATCTGTTAAAGCAGATAAGTCAGCAATAAAAGAATTGTCTTTAATAGTTCCTGCAGTAGGCACAACTGTAACTTCCGTCACAAGTGTTTTAAGGTCTTCTGTCCTCTTTAAGTGTTCTTCGAAACTTAAATTCTTATCAGATCCTGTAAACCTAGTCTTAGTAAACCTATTAATAGCACCATTTAACCAGAAGTCTATTTCCTCTGGTTCAAATGATGGTAGTTCTAATTTACCTGATTTATCAACCTGTAGCCTAAAGGCTAGGTGCATTTGGGTGATATCCATATTTTAAATTTTAAAACCAGATAAAGAATCGAATAAAGAATCTACTGGATTGTTATTTTCATCATTATCTAAAGGGTTCTTTTCTGAAAAAAGTTTTGACTCTTTCCTATGCCAATTTTGTTTAGAATCATAGTAACTTTTACTCACAGTAACCAAATATCCTTTATTATCTAATTTTTCAACTTGTATCTCCTCAGTATTTTCACCTGTTCTTTTTGTCTGAGACCAGGTTTCTCTTTTTTTAGGAGTCTTAGATTTAATAACTTTATCCACAGATAAACCTTTATTACTCATCACTAAATAGTGTTTACAATTTTATTCTTGTTCTTTGTTTTATTATTCAACTCAGCATTGAAAGCTTTCTCTTCCTCATCTTCAATGATCATTCTGCCTTTTTTATCAGCCTTTGGAAGTTCTGCTACAACATCCTCGAGTACAGTTTCTTCAAAAGAAGGAGTGTAATCAATAGATGTCTTAGCTTCAAGTTGTTTCATTATCGCAATCTTGATGTCCTGATTCTTAGCATTTTCCAAGAAAGCAATAACTTCACCTATATTATGACCGATTATCTCAGCACCGTATTTATAGATGTTTTTATTTCTACGCATTATGTTTTTAGCAATAGCGCGTTCAATGAGCGCTTCTGTTTCTTTGTATGGATTGTTAACCCATCTTTCAACAAATCCTTGTGGATTCCCTTCTACAATATCGAACAGGGTTTTCTCTACAAGTTCATTACTCATCGAATCACCATTATGCCCATAAATTCTTAAGCATTTTCTCATGTCCTCAGGAGTTAAATCATCAAAGGCTTTAATAGCTTCACGTTTAACTTTAGAGTAGAGATTAGATCTTTTAGCTTCTTCATCTTTGTTTATCAATACAAAGTTTGCAGATGCTTTGTTTTCTAGAATAGAATTCTTAACTCGTTTGTGATTCTTTAAAAAGATGTACTTCAATTCATCATGTATATCATTTGTATCCAAATACAAATCTTTACCAGCTGTTCTGATAAAGAAATCTTTCCAATATTCTGATGAACTTCTTAGATCTATTCCAAGTATTGTTCCTATTCTAACTTCATCTTCGGGAGTGAGACCAGTATATATCCTACCTGATCTTGTGAAATAGGGACCAATATCTTCATAACAGTTCCTATATTTAATTAAGCCTGACCAAGATTTTCTCCCAATTGGTCGTAATACTACTATCATTGTTTTCCTCGTTTTAACGGTTAATAGGTTGTTAAGGGGGATTACTCATCCCCCTACATCACAACCAGTTTTATTTATTCAGCATCACAAATAAGTTCGCCGCTTGTAGTTGGGTCGAGTACCATAATCCCCTGCTCTGAGAGGAAGTGTACTGAGTAACCATCTTTAGCATTAGAACGGAGAGTAGTGATTGATTTAGCATGTCCTGCTCCAGGAGCAACTGAACCGCCAGTATACCACATTACCATCTCACGATCTTTACGAACGACTTTGCGTACGTTTGCTTCACCATCCCTACGACCGAAGTCAAGGAAAGTCATACGATATGACTCAAGTGGTTTACCACTAATTGGGTGAAGTTTTCTATTGTATACAGGATTATCGTAAAGTGGGAAATGCTTAAGTGTAATTTCTACACCGTTCAAACCTTTGTAAGTTGTGAACTGTCCACCTAACGTAAGGTTCTGACCACTTCCAGTTACGAAATTGGTAGAAACAAGCGTGTAAGCTGCAGCTTTTGCCCTTAATACTCTATCGAATTCGCGCATACCCATCTCCCCTGTGAGGGCGACAAATTTGCGTTCTCCCATACCAAGAATGTTATACGACAGATCTGACAGGAATGTATCAAGCATTTCAAGTGTCAAAGTCGTATATGTTTTTTTGTTTGCGGGTGCAATCTGCTGCAGAAGACCTGCGCCAATATAAACCGGTCTACCGTTGGTACCACGAAGGTCTACAGTTCCGTTAGATTTAGCGTTGTATTTTGAGTACACAGTCATCCTGTCAATCCTATCATACCACTGACGAAGAGCGATCCACTCCTGATAAACCGACCAGTAATAGGTTGATTTTTTAGTTTTTGGATCACGTATAGCGATAACCATAACTGTAGAATAAGCATCTCCAGTGATGTCGTATGAAAGACGCATCGTTGTAAGATGATTTCTCAGTTTGAAAGGAGTCTGATAATTGAGGATATCAGCCTCTTCGCTATACTCTTCATATGCACTACCTACCCTACTAACCTGTTTTCCAGGAAGTAAGAGAGCAGTTGGTATGAAAGATTCAGCCTGTCCATCAGCAACCACTACTGTATAAACCCAGTCGCTACCATCCTGATAAGGTTCGCCTAGAACCCTAACCTGATATTCCTTGTCATCAAACTCAAGGATAGCTCCAGGACCAAACCATTTTTCTGCTAACCAAAGAGTAATAGGCTCCTGAGCGATGCCAGGAACTTTTGATGTCTCACCAGATGCGATAGTTGTACCGTTGATCTGGGCCTGCTTGATCATAACTGCTTTGTCATGCTCAATCATAACATCCCATTCGTACTCTCTGTTCTCAATAGTCATGGTCTGTCCCATACCGTTAGTCAAGAAGTCAAGGATGTTACCCTGATCAAAACGACCGAAGATATAAGAGATTACAGTGGATGCCTTGTGAGGCTCTGTAAGCAGCAAATTGGAAAGCATTCTTTCGTCTGCTAAATCGCTAGACCATTTTGTCTTAAAAAGTTGCAGACTATTAGTCAAATTATTTTCCATTGCCATAATTCAAATTCAAAATTAATTGTTTATTTTAATAAGTGTTTTCCTAATAAGTTTGTTAAAGAATCAGCACTTCCGCCTGTTCCTTGGTTTCCTCCACCTGAGTGTCTTTTACCTTTGCTCGCTTTGAGTTTCTGATGCAAATCCTTATAGGCGTCCGAGGTCGCAGTCTTCTTAGCTTGGCTAATTAACTTGTCCCCCTGTTTAGTAAAATAAGCCGATTCGATAAGATTTTTGACGTCAGACATGTAATCACGCTGATATTTCGTCAGACCTTCCGAGTCCGGCTTAAATATATAATCCATCAAATCCTGTTTGTCTTTGTTGGATATTGTTATACCACGAATGGTATCTAGACTTTTAATATTATCTTGTACGGTAGAAACGAACTTTTGTTGCTGTATTTTAGCATCTTTAGCAGCTTTTTCAGTCTCTTCTAATAGCTTTTTCTTTGAAGTCTCTTTGTATTCTTTTAAAAATTCTACAGCTTCTTCACCTTCATCTTCCAATGTACCACTATCCTCGTACCTAGATATAGCGCGTTTAATACGATCTTCACTATATCCTTGTAGTCTAGCACGTTCTCTGATTGCTAATTTAGCATCTGTTTCTTTAGTGATGTCTAGAGTATCAACATCAATTCCACCAGGTTTAACGCTTGAATAGTAGTCTTCTAACTTACCACCATTCAGTACAAACGCGTTCAATTTCTCAATCTCCTCACTGGCATAATTAGGTTTAGATGCTGTCTCAACTACATCTTTCATGTAGTCTACAAGCTCTTTTACAGATTCAAACTTCTCATCCTCTGCAAAATCCCAACCTAGTTCTCCAGCAAGTTTATCTTGAAAGAACTTTGTTATATCTGGTTCAAATTCTGTAAGTTCCGTTTCATCTGTCTTGCTCTTCGCAGGAGTTTCATCCTCCTCTTCTTCAACCACTTCTTCTTCATCCTGTTCCAAAGACTCTGTAGTATCAGGTTTTTTTCCTTTAGCTGGCTTCTCATCTTCCTCTAATTCTTCGTCAGTAGTTTGTGTATCTTTAAGAATGTCATCGAGACTATCTACTTCCTCTACATTCTCGTCAACTTTCTCCCCTGGAAAATCTCCAAGCAATGATCCTGTCAATGCCTGGAAACCCCCGAATACATCTGGTTTATTTAATTCCTTTTCCTTCATTTTTTATGAGTATTATTTACTTGCGGCAGGTCTTGGTTTATTTGCCACGGTTCTTTTGATCTGAAGTTCAATGTCTTTCTGTTCTTCAGCTTTTCTATTTTTCCTTGCAGCTTCTTTAGTCTGCTCATCCTTCAGTCTAATATCCTCTTTGATCTTCTCAGCCTGGAGCATTAGTTTCTGATATTCTAAGGTATTACCCTCTTCATCAATTTCACTAGTGTCACCATTAACACTAGAGTTTGCTTGAATAATTGCAACTTGAAGAGCTGTCTCAGCCTTACGAATCGAATCTTCTTCTTTGATTCTCATCTCTTCCTGCTTCATCTGCATCTCCATTTCACTAGCCTGCTGTTGTGCCTGCTGTTGTGCAGCGACCATTTCGGCTTTAGTTTTATCAATATCCATCAAACGTTTCTTAATCTGAGACATATTCTCACCTGTTATAATCTCTGCAGCTTCCAATAAAGTAGCACCGCTTGACATAGCTGGTTGTAACATAGATCTCAAAGACTGTATATTTTGTTCTTCTTTAGTAGCATCGGTCAAGAATATATCATGGTCTGCATACAGAAAATCATCTGTAATATCCATAAATATTCTAACAGCATCATTCATTACATAGTGTAATTTCTTGTTCTGTTCTGTCTCCTGCTTCTCACTCCATATACTTTTAGCAGCATCTAACAACATAGTTAGAGCATTGTTCTTAACTTGATTGTGTACCCAGAACAAAGGTTCTGTTATATGAGAAGACTGTATTACAGCACGCTCAACGTTACCAACCAATTCATTACTAGTTATGGCACCTTGTCTCTGTTTTGATACGCCAGATATTTCACCAATCATATCCTCAATCTTCATCATAAGATTTATGTACTCCGCTATTGTATTGGACATACTTAAATCCATGGAAGTCATCTGGTTATATGGTGCTGGTCTACCACCCTCACGACCAGGTATATCCCAACCCTCGTCATATGGGTTAACAAAGTTGACACCTAAAGCACTAACATAATGCATCCATTGCTCAACAGATATACCGAGTCCTTTTGGGATTTGTGTGATATCCATTGTCAAAACCTTACCTTTATCCCTAGCTAAAGCCAGTTCTAATCTATACCATAATATAATATACATATACTGTAGAGGTTTCATTATAGTCACAAGTGACTTAGCTCTACTGTTAACATTACTATAAATAGTACCACAATAAGGTAATTTCCTACTAGAAGGATTATCTATAGATACGTGTTGATAATCTACCGGACCAATACCAAAATAGATATCTTCACCGGTTCTATATCCTTCCCATATCTCAGGAACCCATTCCCACTTTATTTCCTCTCCTTCACTAGGTTTATAGTTTTCGTCGACCATTGTCTCCGTAATCTCACCGGTCTCAGGGTCTGTAGTTAATAAGAAGCCCGTCTTAGCGTATGATCTCCAAACAGCATGATATACTGTAAGCATATTGCCATCAGCATCATAGTTTGAATTACCTAAAAACTTGTTTGAAAACTTCTCCTTATACATCACAGAAGTAGTATTAACATGATCTCCACCGGCAGAAAAAGAGGGTCTTCCATCCACGTACGCGAGTATCTTGTCAAGGTCTGATTCGTCTAACATATCAAAAAACCTATCATAAATAGTAGACGGGCTCATTTCCATCCTACGTAAGAACCAATCACCATCCTCTATATACTCTAAGTCTGGATCTTTGTCGTAGTCACAATTGACAGGATTAACTCTCTCTAAACTAGGTTCTCCATTAACAACCCCAACATAATATATTTCTTCACTAGAAATAAGGGCGTCTTTCCAACCTTTGAGAAACTCATTCTGTAAATTTAACTTTTCTTTTAAGTAGTTAAGTGAATGAAATGCTGTCTCTTCTGATATAGTTTTATAATTGTATTTCATGTATTTTTTAATCTCAGCTGGAGTGATAGGTTGTCCTTGTTCATCCTGTTGAACCCCAATATAAGATTGTATATACTGCATCAACAGATTCTTTTTCTCTTCTTGAATCTTTGTTACAGCATCATAATTTGTCTGTATAACTTTCACGTTGAATGGACGCTTGCTTTCCTCGCCAATCAGAAGATCTATCTTAGGCCTAATGATATTGAAATTCTGCATTTTAGCTGGGAAGCCGTCTTCAACTTTGAATGGGTTTGTTACATACTTCAAATCGTCCTCATTATATTCACTATTATAAAGACCATATGCTGTAAGCATAGCACCCTTTCTGTCAGTTCCACCTACAAAACCACTCCCTTCACGTCCGATTATTGCATCCACAGATTCCTGTTTCCATTCATCAGTCTTCTTAGAACGCGCTAACTTCTGTATTGGGAAATTAGATTTTTGTATGTTCATTTTTTATCTAAATTTACTAATATATATATTATCGTCTACTTCGAAAAGTCTATCCCGGAATAACGACTTCTTTTCGAACTCTTTTTTTGTTCTTACATTGACGTGATGTAATTCACGGATGTAAATAATAACCATCATAAATGCCATAACCCTATCAAAGTTTCCAACTGAATTGTACGCTATCAGTTCTTCCAATAATGGTTCTGAAAATATTTTGGTTAAATTTTTACGACCAGGTGCATATTCTGCAATGAGCCAGTCCTTGATTGCTCCTTCTCCCCAGTCCTTAATACCAGTTGTCATATGGATACCCTTACCCCTAGAAACAGTACTATTTTTTACTATGTCTTTAATGATATCTGGTTGATCAGCCAGAAGATATTCCATATGATGTCTAGTCATATAATCGAATAATCCCTTTTTTTCATTTTCATAAAGTATTTTAGCATTATAATAAACAGCTAACATCCTAACCTTATCATAAAATTGATCTGCTGTATCGGGTCTACCTGTGTATTCTGCTACTGGTAGATCATAATACTCTTCAAATCCCTGAAACCTTTTATAGACTATAACAGAACCCAAGGAGTTGGTGCCAGATTGATCATGATCATACGGGTCACAGCCCATTATATAAAGGCCGTAAGGTGGGTCATCAGGTGGATGTTCCCATATAACCACGGCACCTGTTGGGTCATCCCCTGGACCGAGTCTATATTTTGTTAAGTCACGTACGTCTTTAGCAATCTCCCACTTTACTTTACCAAGACTATCGAAGTATAACTCACCAACTTGTTTAAAGTCTTTAAGCTTACCTGAGTTCCTAATCTCTGCTAAGTGACGTATTAAATCTTTTTTAGGGAATATATTCCCGTGTATCTGTAGTGTAGCTTCCTCTGGATTGAAAGGACGTTCAGCAATATACCTATCTATTGAGGTCTTATCACTAGAACTATTTATAATTTACTCCCTTTCTAAAGCACAATAACGTTTGGCGAACTCTATATCTGAGTTACCATTATCATCCATGAAGCGTCTACCCTCTTCTATGATACCAAGTTTATCGGTACCTTCCATGTTATAGTACTGTGGTACAAAAAAGCCGCAAGCTTTTCCTACTGCACTTTCATCCCATTCATTCAAGATTGGAAGGGCGTTATACCCATCGGGCTCGTAAAACAACTGTTTTAAACCCTCATAGTCAGCATCTTCTGTACCACCTGTACCATAAGCAATCATTAATCCGAAAGCAACTGTACCATCCTCAACAGAAGGTCTGGCAATCTGCCATGCTTCTTTCAAGTTTGGAAACTTACCAGCTTCTTCCCAGAGTATTAATTTACCTCTTTTACCCCTGGCTTTCTGAGCATCGTTCTTCAAACTGACACCCATTATTTCAGATCCCCAACCCTGTTCTGACTTAATACCATAAGTATCATCATCAACTACATAAGATGCTCTCTTATGCATGGCTGTATCTTTCTTCTGTCTCTTCTTACCAAAGGCTGTGTTAACATCTATGAAAGACATCATCTCCCAGGCCTTTGATAGCAAACCATCTTTTGTTAAGTATTCTGCCTCTGATGCAATTGCATATGACTTCGACCGTGGTATACAGTAGAAGTTCCTACACATCATAGAAGCACCTTTATAAGAATATCCGGCACCTCTTTTCTTAATGACGATGAGGTGTTTGCCAGCCGTCTCAGCCTCTTCAATTGCTTCGAAGTAAGCTCTATCGTAATCATAGTATCTAGGAAAAGATTCAATCCTTCGTACGATTGTTTTGATTCTACCATTTGGTTGTACTTTTTTAACCTCTTCTGTCTTAATAATCCTAGCGTAATTTAAATAGAAGTAGTAATAACCTGTTATATACTCACCATCTTCAGTAGTATATCCATGTATGCACCTGCCCATTTCTTCGTCCCAAAATGACATAAATGCAGTCGTTCCAGGTGGTGCTGATGTATAAT